AAGTTTTGTCCCACCACATCAAATGGAGCTATTGATGAGCTTTCGTAAGCCATCCACATATCATCTTCACTTATATATGAGAATGTAAGTTTCCAGCTTCTTAATCCTTTTCTACCTACACCACTTTTAGCTCTGCGACCATAAATAACATCAAAAATTGTTGCCTGGTGATAATCTAATTCAAATGCTGGATATTTATAAGTTCCATCATCAGGGTGGTTCATAGTCCACTCTGTTGGTCCATCATAATAAATGTTAGCTAATGTTTTACCACCTATGGTTTTTTGGCGTTTAATACCATCAAATCGTCTGGACATTGTAAGATTAAGGTCTGGCGAATTAGGAGCATCCCAATACTTACCTACTACAAAAGAACCAAGTTGATGGTTTAAATCTGTATTTTCGATACCATCCTGAGCTTTTACCCAAAATCCTCTCCAATATTCATTCATTTCTGTAAATTGAAATATACTTGTTCCATTCCATTCGGGTTTTAATCCATCGGCATATACACCATTACCCATAGAATTTATAATATTTTCAAAACCATTAGCAGAATGTAAACGAGGGTGTGTCCCATCATTTACATCCCAACCTTTAAATCCTCCAATATGAATATTTTGAGTTTCAGAAGCAAAATTATGATTAAGTAATGCACAAAAGTTTATAGGAAATGCAGTTTTAGGATTAGAATTTGCTCCTATATAAAATAATATGTCATTTTCATCAATTCTTGTAAAAGGGTTAGAAGGATTCATATACAATAAATCTGCACCACCTCTATCTGTATCTGCCCAATGTGTTTCCCCTGTGGCGTGTAAAAATGTAGGCATATCTACATAAAATCTTGGCGTTTTAACTTGCTTTCCCATTAATATCCTCCTGTACTACTTCTTCTTTTAATTTTTGTTTTAGTTTTCCTCTTTGTCGGCTCTGCTTTAGGTAGATTATAATCAGGTAGATTGTATTTAGTTGTAGTAGCTTTACCTTTTTTTACTTTACTTTTAAAATTATCCCAAGTATCTGCTTCTACATCCATAGACCAATTTTGTCTTGTCCAAGTTGGGTTAACATTTTCTATATTACATATTATTCGTTTAGCATCTTTATTAGCTACAACTACCTTTTTTAACTTAATAGTACCCTTATAGGTGAATAGTTCTTGATTTTTGATAGCTACGCCTTGTAACCCTATTAGTAAAATTTTACTTTTATTACCTTGCATTATCCAACCCTCTGGAAGCGTTGGTGTAATTGAAGCTCTACCTTTAAAATCTATTTCTATACCTAATATATCTACATTAGATTCAATAGAACAACTACCATTATTGCATATAATTTTTGATTTACCAATTCCTAATTCTCTTTTATTGTATATCATTTAAATACCTAATATTAAATTTATTAAACCCACTATATCTAAAACATTTAAACCATTATCCTGATTTATATCTGCCCTAATATCATATTCAGCATCATCTAAAATCATATGTACAAGTATAACTATATCTAAAATATTAATATCACCATCTCCATTTATATCTCCTAATATATCGTCTACTGGTGGAATAACTTGTTTAAAATATAAAGCATATTCATAATCATCATTTGTATCTGACTTTATTATAAAATCAAACTCTAATTCTATATCTACATCATCAAAATCTGGTTCGCTTTGGTCAGTTTTGGTTATATTATATCTATTCATAAGAGCAGATATGGTTGCGTTATCCCCATAGTCACTACCAGTTGTTAGTATTATTGCATCAACAAGCCCATTTGCTTCTATATCATTTATACCTTCTGTAATTTCGTACTCTCCAAAATTAAAAGTACGATTAGAGTGCATTAATTGAACATCAATAGTAATACCTGTTTCAATATTTGTATCTACAATAGCATTTATGTCATCTTGATGCAAATCAGGTATATCAAAGCCACTATCCCAATATGCTGTAAAATAAGGTTCTTGTTCTTGTTCTTCTTCATCTTCTTCATAATCTTCAGGTTGTTGTGCATAAATATCATTATCATAAGGGTTGGGTATTTCATAATTACCTAAATCACCATCATTCCTACCAAAGTCGCCACGATGCACTTGTACTAACTCTAAACTTACTTTACTTAACGATTTAGCTACTTTAGTAACAAAAAATACAGGATATATAAGTTGTCCATTTTTAACAAACTCTTGTGTATAATCAAATCCAAAAGCTAACTTACCACCTATAAGTTCATCAAATCTAATATAATCACCTGCCTCTAAATGAATATAACTTGCAGGTAAGTCTAATTTCATTGTAAGATGTTGGTTAGCATACCACATAAGTAATCTTCTTTGTAGTTTTCGTGCCGTATCTTTATCTCTTATATATGCAGATTCTACTTCTAACTTAGCATCTTCATCTTTCATACCATAATAACCAATATCATAAACCATACCAGTAATATTTAATTGTTCTATGAGTTCATCTAAAGTTTCTACAAAATTACCACTATTATCTTCTATTCCATAAGTAGTTTCTTCAGAAAAATCTCCTGACCCATAATCTTTTTTATATTTCACATTAACTTGGTTCTTAACATCTTCTAATTTAGTTAAACCAAAAGAATATTTAAGAATATCTTGGTTGTCTATAGCTTCAAACTGATTATAATCTTCTATATTTTGTTTAATGTCAATAAACTTAAAGTTACCAGAACTATCAAATGATGGTATATATATTGAAGATTTAAAAAGATTTTCAATAACGCTTTTAGCTTCTTCTTGTTCATTCATTGAAAAACTATTAATCCAATCATCTTCTATACTTGAATCAGGTAAAATAACGCCTTTTCCATAAGATAATTCTTCTGTTAGTATATTTTGTAAAATAGTATGTGGTTTTGAAAGTACAAAGATAGGTGATATTGTGCCAGAATTATATCCAACAATATCTTCATCTTCTACCAGAAGTGAAGTTGGAAGATTTGATTCCGTGCAAGTAAACTCTCCTATATAACTTCCACCTGAATAGAAATTAAATTTATCATACGCTTTTAAATGGTGTGGTTCATCAGTCCAAATCAGAGTAGAGACATAATCTCCACCTGAATTATTATGACTAATATCTGTAGCTTCTACAGAAAAACCTGATTCATCAGCTCTCCCCCTGATACTACTATAAAAATTTTCTTTTGCATATTCTACCACTAATACATCTTGTAATGTGTAAAATTCTTTTAAATTAGCTATACAAGAAGAAATTGCAAACATCGAGCCTCTAAGTGAAGGAACTCCCCATTGTATACTGTTATAACCATTAGTATCATTGAACCCTAATATAATATTATCATAATCATTGTAGCCATAATTACCTTCAGTTGTATATCTAAATTGTGTTGTTCCATCACTATAAAATGGTTGATGTTCGTGATTAGGAACTTCACAAGCAGTTGTCCAATTTTCTTTATCATAATATTCGTGCCAATCATTTACTGTTGTTATCATAGATTCAAAATAATGATTTTTATTTCGTTTTCTATTAATCAAATTTCTTTCTATCCAAAAAGCAGAAGGTTCGGCTGCTAAAAACTGATAATTACCTGTATCATAAGTATCTATATTATCAGGCGTAAAATAATCAATATTATATAATATTTTAGTTACACAAGGATAACTTGGCACATCTTCATTTAATTCTAATCTTGCATAAGCACCTGTCTTTAGGTCATTAGCATTTTGTGCATTTAAATGTAATCCTGATTGAGTACTATTGTTTTGTATTCTTTCTACTGGAAAATAAGGGTCCTTTCCTTCAAACTGATAATTTGCATCTACATTATCAAAAATACCATCTACATTTTCAGTTCCACTCTCATTATTTAAATCTGTAGTTTTCCACCAAGTTTTATCACCAGTTTCCCAATTCTCTTGATATAAATCATCAGCAGGAGTTTCACTATTATTAATATCTGCGTCATCTTCACTTAAAACATTCACAGTTTTAGTTACGCTATGATTATCTAAACCAGTATAGCCATAAAATTTATTACAAGAACTTGCTCTATAATAATCTACACCTGAATAACGACCCTCTTGTACTCCGTGGTTATTAGCAAAAAAGTTTATATTTTTAACAGGTCTATAGATTCTGGTTGGTATTCCTAATTTTCCTGTACCAACAATATTAACTTCATCTTCATCTTCATCTTCATCATCTTCTGTATATATTTCATATATAAAATTATTAGAGTTTATATTTATTTTAGATGAATTTTCCTCAAATTCATACATTGTTTCTTCTTCAAACTCATAAGTCCTACTACCAAAGTGGTGTGGCATTTTTTCCATTATAGGTAAATAACCATCATTATAAGTATATAAAAAAGACTTTCTTGTTAGCCACCCTCCTGTCATAATTGGATGTGTATCAACAATAGAGGTGTTTTGAAAACTTACATTAGATATATTATGCCAAATCCCCATAATATTTATATTAGGTTTATCAATAGATAAAGAATCATTTTTATCTAATACTAAAGGCGATTTATCAACATAACCATATACCATAGGGTAAGGTTGTCCAATTTGTTCGTCAGTATACAAATCTTCATCTTCTATTAAAGTTGCAGGTATTTGTGTTTTAAGTTTTTGTTCTGTTAAATCTTCTAAAGTAAGGCTTAAAGTTTCTGCCGATTGTGAATAACGTCTAATAGTACCAGTATAGACAAGTAAACAATCTTCTAAAGTATTAAGTCCATTAGCAGCGTAATACACTTGTACTACTGCATTTAATAGGCTTGGAATATCGTCTGAGAAAATCTTACCATTATAGGGAGCATTAGATATAGATAGGGATACACTTGAAATTGTATATTTATTGTTTATAATGTCGGCTTTTGAGCTTATAGAAG